CTCGACGAGCTGCCGATCCCACCCGGGGGTGCGGGGTCGGTGGTCGTCGCCGAGGGTCGCGAGGTACCGCGGCGGGTCCGGGGCCTGTAGCGCCGACACGGCGAGCGCGTTGGTCCACGCCGACAGCGAGTGGCGCGGACCCGTGCCGATCGACACGCCTGCTCGACCGGTCGCGGGAATCGCGGCCCGGTATGCGTCGACGTCGTCGTCGTCGTCGACGCCCGCCCACACGCGCACGTCGAGCTCGCTCGTGCGGTCGATCGCGTCGAGCAGCTCGGCGAAGCGCGCCGGGCGGCCGCGGGTCGGGACGATGACGGCGAGGTCGGTCACGGGAGTTTCACCCACCAGCCGGCCGGGTTGCTGCCGATGGGGTGCGTCTGCTCGATGGCGACGTCGCGGGCCCAGTCGGGGTTGCCGACGAGGTGCGACAGCACGGCGTCCAGCGGCGAGCCCTCGAGCCCGCCCATGCCGTGCTGGATCTTCGCATCCTCGCCGTACCCGAACACCGTGTCCTCGACCACGAGGTAACAGCCCGGACTGACGAGCGGGCCGTACGCCTCGATCTCGCGGCGCACGTGCGGCGCGGAGTGGTCACTGTCGAGCGAGACCATGCAGCGCCGGCCGCCGACGAGCTCGCGCACCCGCTCGACGACGGCGGGGTCGGTCGAACTGCCACCGACGAACCGGACGCCGGTGCCCCGCAGCGTTTTCGGACCGTCGGGGTTGTCGATGTCGACCGTGATGACGTCGACATCGTGATCAGCGAACCACCGCGCCGAGGCGCCCGTGCGGGTGCCGGTCTCGACGATGACCTCGGGCCGCGTGGCCTCGATCACGGCCGTGTAGCGGTCGAGGTCCTGCGTGAACTTGAGCATGCCGTCGCGGTCGTGCTCGTTGGCCGCGAGCGCCGCGAAGGTCGCCGGCAGGTGCGTGAACAGCGGCAGGTCGGGCGCGGGGTTCTCGAGGCGTTCCTCGGCCCGCTGCTGCCAGAAATCGTCCTCGCCGATCCACACGTGTTTGTGGTGGGTGGTCGGGGTGCCGGTGTCGACGAACATGGGCACGCCGAGCGCGCCGGCCCGCAGGCAGAACGAGATGTCCTCGCCGAGCACCTCGCCGTCGCCGTCGATGATCTGGTCGTACCAGTGCTCACCGTGCTCGGCGCGGACCTTCTCGAAGACGGTCCGGTGCACGAGCAGGAACGCCGAGCCGGTCGCGTGGACTTGCGTCACCGTGTCCTCGGGGTAGGTCGGCATCGGCGAGTAGACCGGCGCCCCATCCTTGACCCGCTTCGCGATCAGGAACAGCGTCGGCGTCACGTTGAACCGCAGCCCGCCCATGCCGTCGTAGCCGGTCGGGTACAGACCGAAACAGAGCCCGCCGACCATCGGCGCGGTCGCCGGGTCGGCCGCGGAGAGCAGACGCTCGAGCGCGTCGGGCCGCCAGCCCATGTCGGTATCAACCCAGAACAGCCACTCGGCGTCGGTCTCGTCGAGGAACGCCCGGACCACGAGGTTGCGCGACTGGACCATCCGGATCGGATGGGTGCGGATGGCGAGGCGCCGATCGCGCAGGTGCCGACCGTGGGCCCGGTCGTGGGCGAACATTTCCCACATCGACTCGTGCCACGAATAGCTGACCTCGTCGCGGTACAGATATGCGATCTGTACCGTCCCCTCGCGGGCCTCGCCCATGTCTCTCCCCGGTCGTTTTGATGGGGCGGGCGTCCCATGGCCGACAACGCCCGCCCCGGTCGGATGGATCAGCTACCCGAGTAAGTGATCTTCGTGATCGCCTTCGGGCGGCGCCCGGTGACCGACGCCTCGTAGCCGAAGACGCCGATGCGCACGAGCGCCGGGCCGGCCGGCTGCTCGAAACTGAACTGCATCGGCGGGCTGTAGGTGAACAGCAACTCTTGCGAGTTGACGACGAACCCGGTCGAGGCGGCCACCGTCGGCGACGTGACGACGCTGACGTTCTCGAGCGAGCCCTGAACCGGGCTCGCGTACGCCTGCGTAAGGTCGCCGCGGCCGATGGCGTTCTGCGGCTGGTACTGCTGCGCCAGCACAACCGGGCGCCCGTTGGCGTCCTGGAACTTCAGGTAGGTCGTCCACCGCGAGTTGCGGCCGACGAAGATGTCGGCGTCGCCCGCGTTGTTGTCGCTGATCGCCGAGATCGCGTCGAGCAGGCCCGACCGCTGATTGAGCAGGTCGGTCGTGGTCGTGGTGCCGGCCGACACGGTGACCGCGTTCACACCCGCCTGCGCGGTCAGCGCCGTGATGAACTCGGTCTCGCAGTTGTCGAAGAAGTTGCCCACGAGGTCGGCCCAGATGATCGAGTCGACGGCCGGGTTGCTCGCGTCGAGCATCTGCCGCGAGACCTCGGAGAACCCGCTGATCGCCTTCGGCGTCACCGTGAGCACGGTGTATGACGGGTCGGTCTCGGCCGGGTTGATCCCCTCAGCGACGACCGTGCCGGTCGCGGCCGTGCCGGCGATCGGGATCGACCACGTGAACGGCGAGCCCGGCCACGGTACCTGCCGCACCTGCGAGGCGAGCCGCAGCCGCCGATGCAGGATCGGCGCGTACAGGTCAGCCAGCCACACCGGCGGGACGAGGCCGAGACCGAAGGTCGTCGCGCCCGCGCCGAGCACGTCACGCAGGTGCACGTTGTCGCGCAGCGCGTTCGAGTGCCGGGTCAGCCGGTCGGCCGCGGCGCGGTCGTTCTGCGCCGAGCGGTACTGGTCGCCGATGAAACTGAACTGACCGCCGCGGACGTACAGGCCCGGGTCGCGGTCCTGCGTCTTGGCGCCGCCGAGCTTGCGCACCTGCGCGCCGCCGTCGCCGGCACCGTCGCCCGCGCCGCCGTCGGCACCATCGCCCGCGCCGTCGCCGTCACCCTCGCCGCCGGTCGGCTGGCCGGTCAGCGCCGCGGCCATCTTGGCGTTCATCGCGGCGACCTGCGCGTCGCGCAGGCCGATCTCGGTCAGGTCGGTGATCTGACCGTGGATCAGCTTGGCCTTCTCGCCCATCTCGACGACGGAACGAAGTTCCTCGTTCGTCAGGTCGCGCTTGGCCTCGGCCGCGCGGAGTTGCAGACCCTCAATGCTCTTGCGCAGCGCCTCGTACTGCTCGCGCAGGTTGCGCAGGTAAACGTTCTCGGACACGGCGGACTCTCCCGAATGGGTCACTAGGGATCGCTCCCGAGTAACCGGGGTGTCCGCGTGTCAGAGGCGGGGGTGTCGGCGTCGTGCTGAGTGGCCGAGGTGTCCGCATGCGCAGAGGCGGGGGTGCCGGTGTCCGAGCTATTTCAACTACTAGAACGAGGCGACGGCTAGATCAGAACGGAAGCCCGAGCCGCAGCGAGCGGATCGCGAGGTCGTGATCGGGCAGCGCCGGCAGGCCACTCGGCACGAGGTATTCCTCGGCGATGCGGCGCAGTTCGGCGTCCTCGTCGTACCCGCCGGGCGCCCCGACCGCGGACCGCACGCCGAGCACCGTCGACTGGTCGCCGTACGCGGCCTCGTCGACGATCGCGACCTCGTGCAGGTCGGCCGTGACGCGCTCGGTGATCCCGCCGGGCAGCCGGCGGTTCTGCCGCTCGCGGAACATGATCGAGAGTTGATTGAGCGCGCCATCTTTGACCAGCTCGAGCGTCTCATCGCCGACCGGGGTCCGGGACACCCGCATCTCGACGTACTGCCCGGCGGCGTCGTCACGCATGGCCGAGAGCGCGCCGATCAGCGTCCCGCCGAGCAGCATGTGACCGCGGGCGGCCTTGACCCGGTTCGGCTGCGCCATCTGGTGGGTGAACGCGCCGCGGGCGAACTGCTCGACGAGCTTGTCGTCGATGCGGGTCGGCGCGGCCCACGGGACCGCGATCCCATAGATCGTGCGGCCATCGCCGCCCGAGCGCACCTCGAGGTCGGGCCGGAAGACCCGCAGGTGCGTACCGACCGCGAGCGCCGCAGTCATCGCGGCGACCCGTCGGACTTGTACGCCATCGCGTGGTACGAGCAGACCTTGCCGTTGACGGCCCGGCCGACGTGGTACCCGCGGCCGTCGTTGACGACGCAATCACTCACGACCCGGTCCTCGTCGGCCGCGGGCTCGGGCTCGGCGATCTCGACGTCGGACCCGGCGATGCGCAGCGCGCCGCCGGTCACGGTCTCGACGTCGCCCGCGGGCGGCGCCTCGGGTTCGGTCGCGGCCGGGGTGGCCTTCGCCATGTCGATCACTTCCCCACTTGAGAGATCAGTCGCATGATCTCCCGGTTCAGCTCGTCGTCGATCTCGGCCGGCGCCGAGCGGTCTACATGCCATAACGAAAGATCGGTCGTCTGGCCATCGTGCGGGTTTTCGTCGGCCTTGACGTACGGCACCCGGTCGGCGTACTTGATCGAATGTTCGTAGTGCAGGCGGGCGACCTCGGCGAGCATCTCGTCACGCGTCATAGCCGTTTCGACCCCTCCCACAGCGAACCGAGCATGATCTGTTTGCCGGGCCACGTCGTGGCGCCCTCCTGCCAACCGATCATGGCGAACTCGACCGGCGTCGCTTCCGGATCGTCGGCTACGGCCCGCACCTGCCGCTGGACGTCCGGGTTGAACCGTCGAGACTCCTCGCGGGCCATGCTCGCGACCGCGCTGCGCGAGTCGGCGCTCTTGAAGTTGTACCCGTCGCGCGCCCAACTGTAGCCGCCGACGTCGATGTCGGCGGTCAGCGTGATCTCCTCGATGCCCGCCTCGCGGTACTGACTCTCGACGTTGCGCATGTACCGGGCGCCGAACCCCTGCCCCTGATAGTCGGGCTGAAGGATCAGCCCGTCGAGCCGGGCCGTGCGCTGGTCCGGGTGGATCGCGTGCTCAGCCTGCCCGACGGTCTCGCCGTCGGCATTCTTGATCCACGCGCTGACGTAGGTGGTCTGGTGCGGCCCGGCCGACCGGATCGCGTAGACCTCGGTGCGCAGCCCGGTCAGCTCGTCGTCATCGAACTCGTACGCCGCCTTAATGGCGGCCTCGTCGCCGGCATGCAACCGGGCCGCGCCCGGCGACCCCCCGCCGCTCGACCCGCCGCCGCCCGAGCCGAACCGGCCGTTTTCGTCGCGTTCCTGATCGTCCGAGTAGCGCAGGTGCCACGGCGCCCGCGGTAGGGGCGGCAGCCTAAACGCCCGCTCGACCGCCTCGCGGACCTCGGGATAGGGCGAGAGCACAGCGCGGCCGCGGGCGGCCGGGGACGAGCGCGCACTCGGCCTACCCTTGCCTTTAATGATCTTTTTCGCGGTCGGGCGGGACAAGATCGGGGGTGCGTAGTCCATCGTCATCCGGCGGGCAGCCTGCTCGTCGACGGGTGGCGCGTCGCGATCAGCCATTCGAAGCCCTCACGTCGAGCCTGCGGAAACCCTGATCATCGACCCCGTGATCGGCTGTGACCGTCATGGTAAGCCCACGATCAAGCATGATCTCGCCCGAGTTCATGATCTGTCGACCGCCCGGGCCGGTCGACCACCCCATGTCGCCGAGCTGGACCGCCCCGGTGCCGGCCGGCACCGTGATTTTCATGATGACCGGCTCGCCGTCGGTATCGGGGAACTCTTGCGCGCTCGCCGCCCACCGCGCGCCGAACGCCTCGGAATGACCGGGATTCACTGAAGTCGAGACGTAGGCGTCCTCGCGCCAGCTCATTCCGGTCAGATCCGGCCGATCACCAGCGATCCATCGCTCGTACTCGCGATCCTGCTCGTCGAAGTCGGTCGTCCCCTCGTTCATGACGCCCTCGTGCCAGTTCTGGCCAAACACAGAGCGTCCGCTCTTAATAACCCGCTCCGTCTCGACGTCCGACGTCAGGCGCGAAACCGACATCGTCTTATCGATCTCGGCGATGCGGCGAGCCGTCTCGGCGTCCCGCTCGCGGACGGAATCGGTGACGAAACCGGCCATGTTCGGGTTGTCGGCCATCGGGCCGCTACGCAGGTAGCTATTCGTCGTCTCGTACTCGACGCCCTCGTACTCGGCGAGCGCCTGCGGGTCACCGGCGCCGGGCGGCGCGTCGAACTCCGCGCCCTCATATTCTCCGTAGTGCGCCCGCGGACCGGACCGATACGTCGCCGGAGTGGCGTCGAGCGCGTCCTGCCCCGTAGCGGCGGGCTTCCCCCCGCCGCTCAACTTCCCGCTCGATGACGACGACCCGCCACCGCCGCCGCCCTCGCCAAACCGGCCGAGCTCGTCGCGAGGCTGGTCGTCGGAGTAGCGCACGTGCAACGGCGGCAGGTTCAGATACACCTCGAGCGCCTCGCGTACGGCCGGGTAGGGCGAGAGCACGGCCGAGCGGGCCCGCGCGGGCGCGAGCGGGAGGTCGACATTCTCACCCGCGAACGCCAGCCGTAGCCGGTCGAACGTGACCGGGCCGGCCCGGTCGACGAGATCCTCGACCCGAGCGGCGTCGCCGGTGTACTCGAGCGTCACGTGTCCGATCCACGGGCGATGCTGCTCGGGCGCGGCGAAGACCTCGGCGGTCGCCGCCTCGACGAGACGATGCACGGCGTCGAGGTCAGCGCCGGACAGGCCGAGCACGACGCACGGCGCCGGCCCGGCCGGGTTGAACATCGACACGGCGAACCCGTCGGCCACGACCGGCACCGCGAGATCGGGCCGTACCGCGTCCTCGATCAGCCCGCGCAGGCGCTCGACGAGGCCGGCCCGGACGTCAGCCGGGATCGCGGCCGCCTCGCCGAGGTAGACGAGCGTCGCATGCAACTGGTCGGCCGGCTCGCCGCCCGGCACCGCCAGGCGGGCGGCGTCCTCGGCGCTCGGCACGAGCGCGACCATCGCGCCGGTCTGCTCGCCGTCGAGCGCCCGTAGATGCAGGTACGGAGCGGCGCGGGCGAGCAGATCGGCGTACGTCATGCCGCCCCGATCGCCGCCGGTGGCTGCTGGCCGTACTCGGCGGCGCCGACCTCGGCCGTCGCCTGGATCGGCGGCGCGACCGGCTCGGGCGCCGCGGCCTCGGGCGGCAGCGGCGGGCGGTCCTCGATCTCGCGCACCTCGTCGACGGTCAGGAACTTGTTCGCGAGCGCGAGCGCGTGCGCCTGATACCGGGTGAGGGTGTCGGCGCGGAGGATCATGTTCAGGTTGCCCTTGACCTTTGTCCCGCGCGGGAAGGCGAGCGACAGCGTGCCCTCGAACCGGCCGACGTGACCGCCGAGGGAGAACTTGAGCAAGTTGACCGCATCCTGCTCGATGTTGGAATACTGCCGGGCGCTGTTCATCCCGCCGAGCCACCCGATCGGCAGGCCGAAGATGTTCTCGAGCTCGTTGAGCGTGAACTTGCGCGCCTCGACCATCTCGAGTTCCTCGGGGTTCCACGAGAGCGGCGTGAAATCGGTCGTGGCGTTGAGCACGGCGACGGTCCGCGTCGACTGACTCGCGAGCCACCCGGTCTTGAGCGCGGCCGCCTCGTCCGTCGTGAGGTCGGGGTTGCTGGACTTGAGCACGCCCGTCGGCACGCCGTGCTGCGAGATCGAGGACGCCTGCCGCTGCTGCGCCTTCGCGAGGTTGAGCGTCTCGAAATGGTTCTCGAGCACGCCCATCCCGCGCACCGCACCCGGCCGGCACGGGCCTTTGATGTGGATGACGTCCTGCGAGCCCATCCGCATCGAGCCGATCGCGTATTCCAGCTCGCCGACCGGCAGGGGCGAGTCGACGTACGGCGTGACCCGCCGGACGGCGACCATGTCCGCGGGCACGGGGATCGCCGCGGTCGGCCACCCCTGCGCGTTGCGGGCCGCGATCACGCCGACCGCGTTGCCGTGCCAGATCAGGTCGAGACCCCACGACGAGAACGTCGTGATCGCGGCGTCGGGCGGGTTCGGCTGCTCGAGCAGGGGCGGGCAGGGGTACAACTTCTCGACCGGGTTGCCGGCGTACTCGCGGTAGGCGTCCCACGGGATCTCGCCGAGCAGGTCGGAGAGCAGGATCGCCGCCCGCCAGGCGCCCGGGATCGACATCCCGCCGCGGTACGGGTCAGCCGAGGCCCAGTCGGGCGCCATGTTGTCCGTGACCGTGAATATCTGGACCGCCCCGGTCACGGTGTCGCTCGCCGTGATCACGGTCGAGCGCATCAGCTTGCCGAGGCCCATGTCAGAGCTTCCCGGCCTCGCGCAGCGCGCCGAGCACGGCGGCCGCGATCCCACCGGCGAGCAGGGCGATCGACGCGCCCCATGTGAGCCACACGCCGGCCAGCGCCGCGCCACCGCCGAGAACCTGCGCGGTCAGCGCCGACGACGGGACCGCGGTCAGCCGCAGCCCGCGCACGCGGCGGCGCGGGGCGGGCGGCGCGACGGGATCAGGGTCCGCGAGCGGGTGTCGCGAAACGGGCGATTCGGTCATCAGTACACCCTCGATCTCGGGGCCGGTTTGGGACGCTCGCGCGGGGCGAGCGACGTCGCGAAGATGGCGCCGGCCAGCGCCGGAGCCGAGTCGATGCGCCGGTGAGCCTTGCCCTTGCGTAGCCGCCACCCCCCATCGCTGGACTGCGGGACCGCCGAGGCGATCTGATCGGAGAAGTCCGGCGCTCCGTCATGTACTAGAACGGCGTCGACGATCACGCGGTACGTCATCGAGTACGCGATGATCATGTTGCGGCCCTGTTGGGGCATCCGGAAGATCGGCAGGGGTGGGCGACGCCTGGCCGGGTCGGGATCGTCCATCGTGCCCGCCTCGAGCTTGGACAAGGTCGGCCACCACGCCTCGTCGGCCGCGATCCACTCGGGGTCATAGAGCGCGTTGAGCGCGTACAGGTAGTCATCGCACTCGTCCTGGTCGATGAGCCCGCCGTCCGGAAACCATATCTTGGCCGAGGCTTGCAGCCGCCCGTCCGGCCGGCGCTGCACGGTGATGACCGCGGCCGAGTCGCGTTTGAGCGCCATATCGGCGCCGATCCACGTCGGCAACGACGGGTCGAACGTCCACGCCTCGCCCTCTTTGACCTTGCAGGCGTCCCACGCGCCGGTCGGTAGCCACGACTCGTCGCTCGCGACCCATCGATTCCAGTAGTACCGGATGGCCTGCGGCAGCGGCATCTCGCGGAACTTTTTCAGCAGCTTGCGCACGTCGGCGACGCCGCGGGCCGCGAGCGGGTTCGCCTGCCGGATCCCCTCGATGACGTCGTCGTCGCGGGTCGGGTCGAGGCCGGGCTCGGCTTCCATGATGACGACGAGCTCGTCGTCGCCGCACTCGCCGCGCTTGGCCCGGGCCACCACGCGACCCCACAGCGTGTTGAGATTCGACCCGGCCGTCGAGAGCAGCGCGACGAGGCCGTCCTCGCGCTTGGCTGTGCCACCGCTGGCCACGTTGTACGCCCGCTCGCGCAGCTCGGTGTCGAACTCGTGGACCTCGTCGACGAGCAGGTCGGTCGCTTTCGAGCCGTCGGCCTTTTTCGGGGTGGCCGGGATGCGGCGCATCTTCCCGCGCTCGCCTTTCAGCTCGACGAGCCCTTTCTGCGTGCGGGCGAACTCGGCGAGCGGGCCGAGGTCGAACGTGACCCGGGCCTCGTCGAGGATCATGTCGGCCTGGTCGTACGACGAGGCCATATTGATCACGTCAGGCGACGTCCGGCGCACGCCGTGCGGCCGGCCGTTGGGCAGCCACCCGCCCCGGCACTGCTCGCAGCCGTGGCAGACCACCCGCGGCCCGCGCAGCGACAGCGCGCCGAGCCACCCACCGGCCGGCGTCTTACCGCCGCCCTTGCCGAGCGAGAGGATCAGCGTCGAGAACCGCATGCGGCCGTCGTCGCGGACCTCGCCGAGCTTCCAGAACAGCGCTTGCTGCTCGGGCGTGAGGTCGGGCGGGAGGCCGTACATGTCGCCCTCGCCGAGCCGGCAATTTTTCATGATCCAGCGGACCCAATCAGGCCCGAGCGTGCGCGTCTGGTCGGGCAGCGGCCCGTTATTCCACCGGGTGAGCGCGGCCAGAAACCGCGGATCGCACTGCTGGATCAGCGCGGTCCGGCCGAGCACGCCCCACGCGCTCACGAATAGTCCGCCCCGAGGTCGGCCTCGTCGTCGCCGATGGCCTCGGCCATGGCCCGACGGCCGGCGAGCAGCATCACGCCGAGCGCGAGCCGCGAGCGCGGCGAGAGGCCGAGCTGCGCCTCGAGCATGCGGACCTCGGTCGCGACGCGCACGCGGGTGGCGACCGTCGAGTTGTACGCCTTGCGGGCCAGCTCGATGTCCGAGAGCGCCTCGGCGATGGTCACCGGGTCGTACTCCTCGCTGGCCCGGGCCCGGGTCAGCCGCCGCCGGGCGGCGCGCTCGCTGCGCTCGTCATCGGCGATCAACCGGGCGAGCCGCTCGCCGAGCGAGTACAGCTCGTACAGGCGGGCGATGACCGGGCCGTCGGTGGCCGGGTCGAGCAACTGCGCGACCATCGAGCGCCACAACGCGTCCCATTGCCGGCGAAGTTTGACCGAAAGGCCCGAGGGTGGCCGGGGTGCGTCGAGATTCCCCGCGATCGGGCCGAGAACGGCGGGAACGTTGCGACGTTCCCGCGACTCCGGATCTTTCGCCAGCGCCGGCACCTCGACCCCCTAGTTGATCATCGAAGGTTGTGGATCTCCCCGGCCGGCCCGGCAAGCGTACGTGCGGGCGTTTCCG